GGAAGAAAGATCGAACCTCTTGGTAAGGCCGTCTCTGTATCCTTTATAGATACATATCCAAACTTCCAGCATAAGGAAGAAATATTAAAAAATTTTGAAGAGAATGGCCTGTTTCTTTTAGATTACGAAATTACTTACAGGCCACTCAATAAAAATGATGATTTAGAACCTTATAATATTACAAGGCACTAAAATATAATTGCACCTAATACAAACCCTACTACAAAGCAAACCCACTCACGTCTATACTCAAGCTCGATTGCTTTCCAATCAGATTTTGATTTACCAAAAAATAACATTATCTCTCCTTACCCATTAATTGTAATTCTCTTTTAAGTTCACTTTGTAAAAGAGAAATTTCGGTCAGCATATTATTATAGTCGGTTTTAGCTTTCAAATAGTTTTTTCTTGCCTCATCGTCTTTTAACCTTTGCTGAGCCATATGTGGATCTAGTATAATCTTTGCGTCAATTTCTTTAACAGATATTTTTTCCTGGCCTGTTTTATATTTTATAAATAACCCAGCACTCAGTTCTTTTGTTTTAGTTTCTGTTTGTAATTGAATTGCATAAGATTGATTATACTTTGCGGATAAATCTCTTAAATCATTCATAAGTTTATCTCTATCAAGGTGTAAGTAATCTTCAAAATTGCTCATCCCAATCATCCTCCTCTCCTGGCTCTCTTGGAAGTTTATCATCCATATCTTCCATATTTTTATAATCTTCCATAGTTACAGGCTTTGCATTTTCAGGAGCAAACTCTTGAACAGGCATATTAGGTATAGACTCTCCTACACTTTTGAACCCAGCACCTAAATTACCTCTTTTTTGATAAGGTCTTTTTAATCTAAATACCTCGATAAGTTCTTCGTTCTCACCATACTTTGGTTGTTTAAATGGTTCTTGTATTACATACTCTTTTGTCATTTCCCAACCTTGTTTTACAAATTGTTGAATTTGAGGTTGGTTAAACCATTCCATTGGCATTTGAGAGGGTTTGAACTTTCTCTTTGTGATAGAGCAAGTATAAACTATCTCAGTTATTTTTCTTTGATATTGAGCTATTGGTGGCTTCATACCAGTTGGCCATATAGTATTTGACTTGCAACCTACATATGGGTCTTTGCTTTTTTTAGTGAAGTTAGACATTTTTGCCTTCCTTTTGTTTGTATTGTTTTTTTTGTTTATTAAAAAATTTATCAATCTTTTCTAGGTACATCGCACACCTAAAGGCTTTAAAATATTTTTTCTCATCATTCATATTTAAGGCCCACATTGATATATTTTTGTTTGGGTCTTTTGGAATGTTTACTATTGCAAGTTTTGATATTTTGTAATCAGTAGACTCTTCCAAAAACGATTTATAAGTCACTAGCTGGGTTGGTTGATCTGAATAGAAATCTTTACTTGTTTTAAAATCCATTAAAGCAAGTTTACCATTCCAGGCCTTTTTAGTGACTAATATATCTAGACAACCAGCTCTGTCGAACTTTTGACTATATAAAGGTAGTTCAATTGCCTTAACAATAAACTTTTGTTTTGGCCACCACTCCATAAATAGTTGTTGCATTCGTTGTAATGGTTGTTCGTTAGATAAAGCTGGTTTTTTATCTTTTAGATGTAATTCAATAAACTCGTGCATATTAGAGCCTATATTCATATCTATCTCTTCTAGTTTTTGACCTTCTCGTTTTATATCCTCTATTAAAGAGTTTATCTCGTCTAAAGGTTTGTTTTGACTTAACATTTTATTTTTAAGAGCAATTAAACATTTATCTCTTTTTCTGAAAGCAAATGCTCCTGTATCTTTATACTTACCAATAACAGTAGTCACACTTGATTTTGGTTTTCCATCTACATAGTATCTATAACCCTTTGCATTCGAGTCATATTCTATGTTATTATTTAGTTTATTAGTTAGTTGTTGTCTCATCTATCCTCCTGATGTTTTGCTGGTTTTAAAAGCCATTTGACAGTCGTTCCTAAATAGTTTGCGACCCTAAATAAATCAAACGCTTTAATTTCATTATCACCTTTCTCATACTTCTGAATCTGCTGGAAGGAAACGTTTAAGGCCCTCCCAACTTTTGTTTGAGTCTTACTGTTGCAGAGTCTAGCAAACTTGATACGTTTACCAAGCAACTTATGAAAGTTATCCCTGTCCTTTGTATTTAAATGATAGACTTGTCTAGCTTTAGCCATAGAGTCTCTTACATCGACTAGGTTTTTTTTAGTCACTTTTAGTTTTCCTCTCACCTTTCCTCCTTAATTTAATACTTGGTGGTTTCGACCTTCCATACATTTTCTATAAATATCTGTGTACTGAGTCTCTGCTCTAGGACTAAGAATCCAAAAATTCATATTACCAAAAAATGTAGTATTGTTATCTGCAAGTTTTTCACAAAGTATTAAGTCATTTGATATTTCAGTTGCGTTGCTTAATTCAAACTTTGACCTACCTTTTGTGTCAACAAGCGGTGTATATGTACTGCAACTTTGCAATAGGGTCACAAATATCCCTATACCAATTATCCTTTTTATCATTTTGTTTTCCTTTTTAGTTTATGTCATTATTTTTACATCAAGCAATTTTAAAGCCTGGACTTTTTTCTTTTCTTCAAGTTCCTTTAGCTTATCCTTAGTACTTTTAATTTGATCTAAAATTTTAAAGTACTTTTTATTTAGCTTGAGGTTTTTGGTAGTGTTTAATTGCATAAACCCTCGCTTTGTTTTTATTAGCAACGTCAATCAACGTTGCATTTGGCCCATATGAACCAAATTTTTTTTTAAAAAATAAAGGCCAGTCTTTAGCCTTACCTTTAAATATTGATACAACTCTAGGCATCGACACCTCCATGATTTGCTTTTTTCATTTTAGGTGTCCCAATACCCTCATCAAGTTTTATTTTGTTCTCAACTTTACTTATAAGTCTAAACCACTCCATGCCTTTTATTCGTATTTTAGTTTTGTTTTTTCTAAAGGTATATTTTTTTAGAGTATAAAAATATTGATCTACAAATCGAGAAAGGTCGCTTGAAACCATATCTTCAATAAAGTCTTTTACAGATCTGTTTTTATAAGCTGGTAGTTCACTATAAGCTAACCACTTCCCAATCAAAGCAGTTAGCTCCATAACTTGTTTTGAACTTAACTTAGGGTCTTTCTTTTTACCTAAGTTTTTTTGTATATAATTATCTGACATAAACACCTCTATCTATTGGATTTTTTCTAAGGTCAGGTCTTAAGTCTTCTATAAATTTAAGAACTGTATATGTTCCATATAATACTGACTCTGATCTATTTAGTGGTGCATCAGGCTTTTTAAAATTTTGGCCAAGTGAATCATAACCCATGAAAGGATTATAGTTTGTTTTTCTGCCATAAACATCTTTGTAAACTCTTTCAAAGTGTCTTATATGTACTTCATATTCTTCGTTTATTTTAGCTTTAACGCCAATCATACTCATGATTACTCCTTTTTTTGTTAGTTGTTTATTATCCATAACCAACTCATATAGGAGTTGTATTATAAAATCAAGTAAATCAGTTGTATAAAATGTGTATAAAAAAGCTAGTGTTTATGCGGTTTTTTGATACTTTATACAAATATAAGTTGTATTTAACTTATATTTATTGAAAAAAAAATAAATATTGTTAAAAGAATTAAAAAAGGATATTACTGAGTCGAAGGAAACTTTTTAGTTAGTTTTTTCAATATTATCCTTTTTTAGTTAACGTGGGCCTTGATCCAAGAGGCCCACTAGAAAGGATAAAATGATAAAAGTAGAAGTGACTAAAATATGGTTAGGCAAAGTATCTGTCAGGGATTATGTCTATAAAAAGGCCTTAAGAACCAAGCAATCTTTAGGAATAACGCATGGTAAGGAGTTTATGATAGTTCCTTATGATAAACTAAAAACTGCGAAACAATACACTGAGACCACAATTCAATCAAAATTTAACTCTAAACAAAAATATAGACTAGTAGATTTCGATTGGAGGCCTTATAAAGAAGATAATCCAACTCAAGGTAAATTATGGCAAAATACAAAACCAAATCTGAACGAGATTACATGAGCAGAGTTGCTGATTTAGGTTGCATTTGTTGTGGCCAACCAGCGGAGTTACACCATCCTAGAAAACATACAGGCTTAGGTTTAAGAAGTTCTCACTTTGATGTAATTCCTCTATGTCCTAATCATCACCGACTTGGCAAGGTATCAATCCATTTAGGTAAAAATCAATTTGAACGAACATTTGGTACAGAAAAAGAGTTATTAAAAAAAGTTAAAAAAGGTTTAGTAGTCAAACAAAAGATGGAAGATTTTTTCTTTGATGTTGCAAACAACACACCAAACGAGGATCAGTTTAAATGAGAGCTGGATATTTTTTAGCTTTTCGATCTGTATGGGATCATCCAGCTTTTAAAAATAAAATAGAATCTGCTATTTGGTTGTATATCGTATCTAACGCAACTCATAAGGATAAAGAACTTAAGTTTATGGAAAACCCTGTTTTTGTGAAACGTGGCGAGTTAATTTTTCCAATTAGAAAAAATGCGAGTATTTGGAAAATGCCTTACTCATCCATGCGTTCATTCATCTTAAGGTTGAAACGTAAGAAAATGATAGAGGTACGTGTGTCCACTACCAAACCACATCATAACCACCCTTATCGATCTGTTTCGATAATATCTGTTTGTAATTACGATAAATTTCAGCAGTACGATTTAACACCTGACC